GGTTTTCTTTGGGCCTCAGAGGTCGTGTCATGCTTCTGTGTTATCACTTTATGTCGTTTTTGAGTAATGAGTGGAAAGATGGAAATCTTGAAGGGAAGGAGCTTGTTCATTTTTATAGGTCAGGCTCCAAACAAAAACATTTTGTTGTTACAGTTGAGCAGCTCTTAGATGGCTTGGTTCAAATAGACGAGGCGATGGACCAAGATTTCGCCTTCATTGTTTTACCAAAACATTGTAATCCTATGAAGGATATAACCCACCTGATTGCAACAAAGAAGCAACATGAAAGTTACACCAAAGTTGAAGTTGCAATTGTTATACCTCGGGTTGTTAATTCAGCCGAGATCCATGTTACTGCTGCCGCTAAACTTTCTAATATCCCCGTTGAGGATGATGAAGATTATAAGATAAAGAAGTGTTACGGGTATAAGTCCGAGCTTCGGGCGGGAGATTGTGGTTCATTGGTGTTTGCCAAAGATAATACAGCTGGTTCTCCCCTCATAGGGACCCATGCTGCAGGCAATGAGGCCTTCAGCTTTGCGGCCGTCTTGGAACGTGAAAGCATTCTAAAATGGCTTGCTGAGACCGGCGATACTTATGAGGTTGTCAACGATTTAAAGATCGTTTTAGAGGAGACTGAACCTCTTTTTGATAACCTGACCACCCTTGGTAAGGTCACTCCCCATTCTGCTGTGCCACGGGTGAACGTCAGGTCCAAGATAGCCCGTTCCCCCTTATATGGTTTGGTTTCCCCTGTCGTTAGAGAACCTGCCAGGCTTTCTCCTGGACTCGGAGACGACGGTGAGATGTACCACCCCATGCAAATTGCTTGCAGGAGGTATTGTCAAGAGCCTAAAGGGGTGGATTTGGAAGCGCTGGAAATCGCGGTTGATTCCCTTAGAGATAATCTGGAAAACACTTCCACTGTTGAAGTTGATCGTGTGGTGCTCCCATACAGAGTCGCTGTTGAAGGTGATAAATCCGGGTTATTTGATTCCATACCTAGAGCTAAATCTGCCGGGTACCCCTATAATGTCTTACCAGGGGGCTCAAGTAAGGCTAGATTCTGGGGGAACGGTGTTGAATTCGATTTTAACTCTCCCGAAGCCCTTCATATTGAATCTGAGGTCGCGATTATTGAAGATAGAGCCAGGAGGGGTATACGCACGGTACATCTTTACACTGACCACCTTAAGGATGAAAGGAGAAGTGCGAAGAAAGTCAAGGCTTTCGAAACTAGGCTTATTTCCGCCACCCCCACTCCTTTGCTCATTTTGTTCAGGATGTACTTCGGTTCGTTTATGAAGTGGATCATGGCCAATAAGATCATGAACGGCATGGCGGTTGGCATAAATGAGTACAGCTCAGACTGGGATGTTTTGGCCCGCCAATTACTGAAGTTTGGTAAGGAAGCTAAAAATATAAATGCCAG